CTCACCTAAGCAAGTCTCTGGTCAAGCCAGGAGATAAGATTTCTAAGGGACAGGTCATTGGAAAATCTGGTAATACAGGTAATAGTTCTGGTCCCCATCTCCACGTAGAGCAGAGGTCAGCAATAAAATGGTCAACTGGTAAAGACCTAGACCCAAAGAAAGTTCTAGCACTATAAGTTATACCTTATGCGAAAACCCCCCAAGGAGAAATCCAAGGGGGGTCTTTTTGCTTTTAACTTATAGCCTTAACGGTATGCTGACAGTAGCAATCTACTGCCCTACACATAGCATGTAGTGTCTTAGCCTTGTACCACAGTTCCCTTCGGAACATGTGGGCTAGGGAAATTTCAGAGGACATCTTTGATGCATCTCCTGCCCTGCGACATTCTATACAAATCATTCCACTACAACTTCCTCTTGCTGGACATAGTCATTGTCTTTCTGTGGAGCAAAGCCACCCAGTTTTCTGACCATTTTGTTGAGAGAACGATTGGCTGCCATTGCTGTAGCCCTAGCAGTTGGTCGTTCATTGTTAACCATGTCGTGAAGTGTCTTTGAATCAACATCTTCACCATAGAACAAGAACACTAGGTTCTGTTCCTTCTCGTCAAGTTGCTCGAATGCCTTCTTGATGTCCGCAGCATAAGCCATGAAGTCACCTGACTCCGATGGTGCTTTCATGGTGCGACCCATGTTAGCCATGCTGTTCTCTACCTTCTGCCAATCATCAGATAGCACAGCAGGAATCATCATCTTGATGAATTCTTTCTTGTAGAAGAACACATCGTCAGGTGCGTACCCTTCTACTCGTGCTTTCTCTTTGATGCAGTAGTCATGCGAAGCGTTACGAAGAGAGCGAGCAATCAACTTGTCAGAGTCTTTCGACTCATGTGTAGTTGTCCACTCTTCCATCTTGCGTGGGTGCTGAACAAACCACAACCAAATCTCTTGCTCTAAATCTGCTTTCTCCACCATTGGATACTTGCGATGATATTCGGATGCAATCTGTCGAACCATACCTTCATACTCTTGGACAAAATTATCATTAGAACTCATAAACTTTACCCTCAACGACAAAGGAACGACCATTGATTGGTACGTTGACAGGGGTTACATTCCCTCTACGTGTATAGAGTATAGTAAATCCTTGCTGCCAGTTAGCACCAGTTTGTCCGAGATAGTGCGCTTGCGATATGTCCATGAGATGACCGACTTCCACACCATAGAGTCGATGCTTAATACTGCCACCGAACCCAGTGTGCTCGTGCTGTATTCCTTGCTTGTGGGTGTGTCCACACACAACCGAAGCCCCAATCTGTTTAGCAAGGGTAAGAGCCGTACCACCAGGTTGTTTGTTGGCTCTACCTTCATCACCGTGTGCCAGTATCCAGTTGGGTGAGAAGGAATAGAACTTATCGTGATATGTAATTTCATTCTCACGATACTTAAGTAGTTTGCTGTACTCAAGGTCTCGTAACGACGAGAGGGCTGGAGCATACCTAGAAACGTAGTTCTGGATTCTGTCGCCATGATTACTCCTCATTGTATGGAAAGGCTTGTCGCCTAGTGCTTCCTTGAACCCTGTCATGATTCTTGTTGTCTCGTCTAGACCTTTCTGTAGAGTTCCTACAAACTCTCCAGCCAAACCCTTGTTCCAACGTGACGGTTCTGGGCTATCAGCCTCATCACCTACACAGAACAACTCATCTGGTTCGTAGTCTGCAACAAAGTTCATAACTGCACGAGTTGCACGTTTATCTTGATACGGTATTTGCATGTCTGATATTACTACGATACGCTTCATGTTGTTTCCTTATCTGTTTACTCAGTGTCCCATACACCATCTATGACCATCATTGCGATGGTTGCATAGTTGGCTATGTCCACGAGTGTGTCTCGGATTGATTCATGCTTTGGTTCTTTGTTGTTATCTATTAGGTTATTAAGCCTTGCTATCTTGTCATGCATACGGACACGGATACCGTTGAGTGCACCGCCAGGTGCATCACTAATATTCTTAGGACCATAGTCATTGTGCTTGCTAATCAAGATGTCTGCCAGTTCATCCTGTATGTCATACAGTGCAAAGCGTAAGCAGAAATCCTCTACCTCTTCCTTGGCAAACTCATAGTTACCTGAAGAAGGGTGTCGTTGTTTAGCCTCTTCGCGCTCTCTATCTTTATTCCGAAGTTTATCAGTAGGTTTACTACCGCTCCAATCTCCTGCGACGTAAACGTATCCTTCGCCGAAGTACTCATCTTCCCACTCACTCTTCATCTTACTCATGCTGCTACCTTCCCTCTAAAGAACTCTGTTCCTTGTTTGTTGAATATACTATTAACATCTTCACCATCAGGCATATTGATTACAATAACTCCCTGAACTTCTCTCGCCAGTTTCTTACCAAAGTCCGAGCCTGGCTGGTCACCATCCGCAAATACATAGATACGCTCGAAGTCTTGTAAGAGTTTCGAGTAGTGTCTCTTCCACGAATTAGCGCCAGGAACCCCAATTGCTGGGATACCACACTTTTGCGTGAGCGTGATTGCATCTATTTCTCCTTCACATACTGCTATAAAGTCAGTTGCCTGACTGATTGCCCTAACATTGTATAACCTTGTCTCACTGCCTGACATACCCATGTACTTGGGTTCTTCTCCATTGATTGAACGGAACCTAATGTCCACCACACCTGCTGGTGTGACGTATGGTATGGCTAACCTACCTATGAACTGCTCATGTCCTGGTAGAGGTTCTACGACCAAGCCCAGGTGGGCTGTATGCGCGTCTGCTAAGGTGATTCCCCGACTTGCTAGATACCCCTCTGCCTCCGCTATGTACTTTGCGTAGTGTACTGCTGCTTTGCCCAGTGATTCCTTCTGCGACCTTGACTGCTTCACGAAACTCTATTCCTTCCTTCTCCATAATGATTTTGTAAGTGTCACCTTTAATGCCACACCCAAAGCAATTGAATGCGTTCTCTTCTATGTTCACAGTGGCTGATGCATGTGAGTCGTCATGGAATGGACACTTAAGTTTCTGCCATCCATTACGCTCACGGTAGATTGACCCACCATAATGCTCAAGCACTGCGAGTATGCTGTGCTTTTCCATTAGTATCCTGCTTCCTCTAATAGTTTATACCATACATTTACTGGCATTGTGGCATACCACAAGCCAACATCGGTAGTACCCTTCTTCTTGTGTATTACTACACCAGTGTCTGCCTTGTCGTTATGCATCTCAACGTCTAACTCTTTGAGCCATGCGGACAACTCCATCTTGACACAGTTCTTTACTTCAAGAACAACAGCAGGAATGCCAGCGATATCGCCCCTGTCGTTACTGCCATTGAGTGTTCTTCGTTCAACATGCTTTCTCCCCTTACTCACTAGCCAATTAACTACAGCAGTTTCTGCTGAAGTACCCTTTTGTTTACTCTTACTCACGTAGTTCTCGCTCTAGTTCGGCGATTAGTTTTCTTGCATAACCCCTGACATTCCTATCACATTCTACTATGTGAATAAAGATTGTTGCTGTCTCTTGTTCTTCGTGACATTGGTTACACTTAATCTTTTTCTTTCTCATCGTGCCTCCTCTAGGTCAGCCAAGTACATGTACTCAGGGTTGAACTGCAGCCACACTGGTGTGTTACCAGATGGGTCAGCCTTACCATAACGATTCTTTACAGGTGCAACAGCCATCATTCCTTGGTGTTGTCCGATTGTAAGGATGAGTGCTGGTAATTGGTTAACCATTCCTTGTACTGCGCTTCGTGGTGGGCATGGGTCTGCGCTGTAGGATTCCTTAGTGTGATGCAGTACAAGCACAGCCGCATTGGTATCTCTTGCAAGGTACTTCAACTCCTTCATAGCAGAGCGCATACCACCAAACTCTTCGCCACCATCCATCGCTACATCCATGAGGTTATCAACAATGATTAGTGCAGGTGATTCACCTAGCAACTCTTCGATTGCTGTTACCTCATCGTCAATGTCACCGAGTCCAGGGTTGGAATCAAATGACCAGTAGATGTGTCGTGCTTGGGCTAGTGCTTGCTTGGCTTGCTCTGGATTGTCAGAGATTATCTTCTCTGAATCTGACTGTGAATTGCCAGTAATCATTGAGTATAATCTCATTGCCATAGTGTGTGCATTGGTATCCGCTGATAGGTACAGAGTTGGTGCCTGCATACGCAGGGCCAGCGCAAGGGCAAGTGTGGATTTACCTGCCCCTGGCTGACCTGCAATCATGCTGACCTCTGCCCTACGGAAGATGATTTGGTTCTCATCAAATGCACGAAACACTGCTGGCATAGGCTCGCCCCCTATATCGGGGCGACCTACTGCTCTCATTAGTGTCTTCATGTTATCTCCTAGGTAGTGATTAGATTAGATGCTATTCCAAGCAACGTCTTTCTTAGTGAGCCACTGTGGCTGGCACTGGTCTGCCGTACCCTTAGGTGTTGGACAGAAGTAACCCTTCCACTCACCCTTAGCACCGTTACCCTTACGACCAATCATGGAACCATGTGAACATGATACCTGACCTGCTGATGTGGGTGGTGCAGCACTAGCAGGTGGAGGTACTGGTGCGAAGGCTGGTGCCTCACTCATTACTGTGCCACCTAGCGAAGCAACCACTGTATCGATTGCGCTGTTACTGGGTGATACCTGTGGCATACCCGTCAGTACTTGCTCTAGTGTTGCGATAGCATCTGATGCACCCTCTGCTACAAGTGCATTGATGTTACTGATTAGTTCCTCTGCACTATCTCCACGTGCTGTGACGATAGTACCCTTGCTTGTCTTGACATTGACTACATAGTTTTTCTCAGTCATTACTTTCCTTCCTTGTTCCATTCGCATTCTGTCTTGAATCCACACATCTTGCAGTGATTGTAGTTAGGGATGAACAGTGCAGCCTTACGTGCCCTGTCGAAATCACCAACTATTTTCTCTATCATGTTCTTAGTGTAGAAATCTAGGTCAATCAGTGGTGATGTTGTACCACTGCGTGCCATCCAATAAGTACCATACTTTGGTCGGATACCAAATGTCTTCTCCATACCCACAGCATACAGTGCTAACTGTAAGTCTGAGGATGGTGTGTACTTGCCACTCTTTAAGTCTACAATAACCAACTCACCATCTGGTGTTACCATCACACGGTCAATACCCATTTGGACTGGGACATCCCCCATGTGTGGGGTCATTGAGATTTCAATGGCAGGCTTACCGTCTGGTGTAGTCCATACACTCCAGCCTAGTTGACCAGTACGGAACTGAACCCATGAGTCCAGCATGTTGCGACCCTCTTCTAGCCACCATCTCTCGTCTTCCCCGTCTGGGTTAGCCTTGGTGGTGCGCCCTGCCTTGCGCCACAGTGCTGGTTCCTGCCCCGTAGAGGCAGCGTGAGCGGTTTTAACCTTGTCCCACGTATCTTTCCACACTTGGTCAAGAAACTGTGGCTCTGCTGCTTGAATCATTTGCCTACCTCTTGGTACATGGCATGGTCAAAGGCTTCGGTAGCCTCATGAACTGATGAACCTCCTACTAACCACCAAGAACCATCCTCTTTCAACTGAACGATACGTGATAGGTAGTACTTCCAACCACAATCTAACCATGTGGTTAGTTGTGAGTATGAGATGTGACTTGGTAAGTCATACCCATTTATTTTCACAGACATCTAGTGTCCTTTCTATTGTTACTTGCGTGGCAGCAACAGGGATTGCACCCGAACAATCAGATGATGCTTCCCCTCATCATCTGTTGACCACTTGGTGCTGCCTTGTGGTGGTGAGCATGAACTAGGACACACCCACCACCTCATCACTAGGAGAGTAATGAATAACTATAACTAGAAACCCTTAAGGGGTTTCTTTTATAGTACTATATTTGATACTACTGTTATCGCTATCGAGAGTCAAATAAATCACCTTGTATCGGCGTGTCGTTGAAGATTCTACTAGGTGCAAGCACCTTGAATACCCTTGCTACATCACCAGACTTGAGTGCTTGTATGTTACCGCGACCCTCGTAGTCCTTAGTAGCCGTAGCCTGTGACTCATAAGGTCCAAAGAGAAATTGTCCTACGCCTTGGTAGTTAACACCAACTACATACACATCTCTCTCCCTACGATACGAGTCTATCAGGTCCCATACGTCTTTTGCTAAATCATCTACAGATTCGGCGGGTCGTGACAGTGCATCACAGATTGCATCGAGTTCCTTCTTCCTTGTTCTCATCTTACTCCTAACATTCTCATAACTTTTTCATAACGATTTATGGTAGCCTTAGCATTTGATACAGCAACCATCAGTATGAAGTTGAGTATGTATGATGCTATGTTAATCCATTTCATCTGTCACCTCTCTTAGATAATCATCAGCATGTACTACATCATGAGCAAGGTGCTCATAGTATGCAGCAGATACAACTAACATCTTAAGTCCAGGGTGTGCACGTGTGTTCCACCATATGCCTGCCTCATCTCTGAACTCATCTGTCATGTCGAGCAAGAACAATGGACTGTTATCTTCCATAGTCTTGGTCGCTATCATAATCAGTAGATGCATCAAGACGTTGCTCGTCTGTGATTATCTTCTCATAGTTACATTCAGGACAGTAACTAACAGTAGTACCATCATCATCTGCTGGTACGTCTATGTCAATGACTTCGATGCCACACTCAGGGCAATCCCAATCATCGCTTCTATCAGTGGTAAACCAACCCGAGCCATGCAAACTATCTCGACTCATAGATACCATCTCCTATCTCTCTCTGTTCTAGTCTTGCTATGTGTGTGTGATAATCTAACTCATCTACTGTGATGCCACGCATGATACGTTCTGACTCACGTTCTATGGCAGTCATGCCACCCCAGAACCCATACTTCTCACGTGTTATGCCCCACTCCCTACATTTCTGCACGATTGGACATGATAGGCACATGCGTCTTAGGTATGCATGCTGTACTGGCTTAGTTGATGACCAGATTGTCTCATCCTCATCTATTGCAGCCTCAACCTCTATGCCGTCATCATAGAAAGCCTTGTGACCAATGCCCTTACATGATGCATTCTCAAAGTCAGGCAACTCAAGCACTAACTCACTCATTTTCTCACGCTTACGAGTGGATGGCATGGGCTTGAAGTACGTAGAACCATCTCTAGGCTTTAACTCTATAGCATCAACAGTTATCGCATAGCCTACAGTATCGTAGTAACTAAAAGTTTCGCGTGTCATGGTCATCCTCTCTCTGTGCTAGTGTGTTGTACCCTGGAAATTGGTAGAGAAGTTCTCCTCTATCATCTTCCACTGTAAGGATACCTGCTTGGTCAAGGGCTGATGGTATCATAGGGATACCACTGCTCATGCTAATGAACCTGTCTAGTGCATTGTATACAATAGCCTCGTCAGTTATGGGGTACTGTCCTAGCCCATACTCACCACTATCTAGCATGTCCTTGAGTATCTCATGGTAGAAGTACTCGACTTCATATGTAATCTTAATAGTTTCGGTCATGTTACCAGTCCATCTTCTCTATTTGTAGTTGTTTGTGTTCTTGTTCCCACCAGTAATTGTTATCTGTATCTCTAAAATTACTGTTAGTTGTGTAGCACTTGCAATCTACCAT